ATCCAAGGGGGAAATGTTGTTATGAAAAGCACTAACATAACAATAACCACCCCTTTAAATTTTAAACAATACAATGTTTTATACTGTGATGCAGTTGATATATCAGTAGATATAACTGCTATCGATAGAGATACAACAATGCAGTTAACTTATGCAGAAAATTGTTTAAAAGTTATCACAAAAGTAAATTTAGAAACTATAAAATATTTTATGATTATTAAATAATTAAACACAAAAAGCGGTGTAATAAGCATAGATACCACTGTCAATTATGTTATTACGAGATGCCGATAAATAGATTTTACCCTTATCAATAACAGCTGTTGATACTGTATAAACTAATTTATTTGTTGTTCCAACTTGTACTGTTGCTTTTAAATTGATGATTTTAGCGTTAATAGATAATGCCGTCTCAACATTACACAGGCAATGTCCCCCTTGGATAATTAGCCCCCCGAAAAAAGGTCCGAAGCAAATATACCACGCGTTAGCGTTGGTAAAATTATAAGTAATTCCCAGTGGCGTTGTGCCGGCATTACCCCAAGTATTAGCGATGCTCTGGAATCCGGTCGCATCACCTTGTGCCAACTTAAGTAATGCATCAAAAATAGATGAAAGCTTTTGATTACCGTTGCGGTTAAGCACAAAATCAGCCGCTTTCAACGTGCCGGTCATCACATCTCCGGCTTTGCTTACTTTATTCGCCGCCGCATTATAAGCCGCCACCGCTTTGTCATAAGCAGTCTTGACCGCCTTAGCGGTTGCCGCAAAAACAGAGGAATCCTGATTAACGCTATCTGTTAATTGCACAATGCCACTGGTCGTTAAGCTACCTTTTTCAATAGCGTGTGTATGGCTGGTTGAAGTGACGCTGTTTGTGGTTGACGCGGTAATGCTTGACGGTGTACCCATCGCGATAGTTCTATTCGCATTAATCTGACCGCCGCCGGTTAAACCATTTCCCGCAGATATATTGGTGGTTGAGTTGGCTTTACCGGCTGCCAAATTATACGCAGCAACAGCTTTGTCATAAGCCGTTTTGACCGCCGATGCTGAGGCGGCAAATAGACTTGAGGCAAAATTAATACTGTCTGTCAGTTGTGTAATACCGTATCTCGATGTTGATGCTTTATCAATTTCGTGGGTATGTCCATCTGACTCGACTGTATTTGTTGTATCACCTGTAATTTTTTTTGGCATACCTTTGCCAAACAATTCCGCAATTTTAGCTTTAAGCCATTGAGTTCGATTTGCTAATTGTTTTTGCGGCTTATTTGAGATACCGTCCTCGCCACCGACCACGGGGTCGTTTTCTTCAATGCGATAAATCTCATTTTCCCATTTGTTTTCTTCTTTTAAGCCTGCCATTTTGATCTCCTGTTAGATTGATCCGTGATTATAAGCACCGTTGTAGGTCGCTTTGTGGTTGTAGAGTAGTGGTGCCGCTTTGTAATCGAGTATTCCAAGTACGCATCTTGCCGGAGCATAACTGCGTAACACCTTTTTAATTTCCGCCGCTTGATCTTTGGTAATAGGTCTTGAGAGCTTAATGCCGTAATACGCCCATTTGTCAGCCGCTGGAATTGCAGCAACAGATTGGTTAGAGCTGTAATCGCGTAAGATAAGCCCTTCGTCAATCTCAACCTCGCCATAACCTAGCTTGCGTAATACCTCGCGGATACTGTACGGTGTACCTTTATAACGGTGTAATTGCACAGCATTATTGATTAATACAGACTTAGACTGATCTGTTTGCGTTGCAAACATCCCGTCATAGCCTGTCATACTCCATTTTTCAGCAAGTAGCGGCATCACATCATCAGGTAATAACTCAACTAATGTTGTCATAATTTGACGTTTCTCCGTCAGGTCGAGACGCTTGCCAAGTTCACATAACGCCACAAACTTATCACTTGCAGCAATGATTGTTGGATACTGTAAATTAGCCATCTTGACGCACCTTATTTACATTAATTGTGACTGACGTGCAGTTCGCCCATTCTGTGGCACTGACTACCATTTTCGCCGGCTGATTAATCACGACGTCATACACACCCTCTACACGCAACACTTGCATTAACGCACTCGGTACGACGTCCATTCCAAGTTTGCGGGTGCGGGTAGAGAGGTAATTCAGCAAGGCATCTCTCGCTTGCATTTTGACGATATCTTCACGATAGCCTTGCAACAAGGTCAGTTCGGCAATGATTTGATAATTACGCACAACAGGTGATTTCACTGTCACAACATCGCAAAGCGGGCGACGTGTTTCAGCAGATAAATAATTTTTAATATCTGTTTTTAGCCGCTCATCCGGCACACCCGTGACAGTAAGAGGATAAATATCCACTTTGCCGCCTGCGGGAGTGACGACCGCAACATCAACAATTGCTTGTGAGACTGAGCGAGTGTAATAGTCATAAGCGGCAACCGACCCGCAAGTATTAAACGCTTCCGGCGCGGCAAGAATGCGCACGCGATACGCGTCATCATCTTCTTCTTCGATGCCGCCCGAAGTGACATCAATATTAGTAACAGCAATCTCTTTATCGGTGGCAAGTTTGCTTTTTAAGGTTTTAACACGCCCGATTTCCCAGCCGTTACCCACTGTGCCTGTAACCGTCGCTTCCGCTTCAATTTCGACATAACTAATCAGTGGGGTAATCACGTCATCGGCAATCGTGACAAAACTAAGCTGGTCGGTGACCGCTACGACTGTGCCTTTAGGAATTAAAATAGATTGATGCTCACCGGCAACACTAAAACGCAACACACAACGTGCTGCCTTGTCGCGCAGCCGATAACAGCCCAGCGGTTCACCGCATAAATCCAACGCTAGACCGCTAGCATATTGTGGAAACGTTTGTAAAAAGGCTTCATTAATCCCTTTGCGGATTAACAACTCACGATAGGCATAGGTTTGAATAATTGAGCGTTCAATATGCGCTGGCTGTAATGTTTTGCCAGTACGTTGTTCGTAGTCTGCAATCGCTTCCGCTAAGATGACTTTGACATCATCCGCAATAATTTTAACATCCTCTCTTGCTTGACTAACCATAGTTCACCTCGGTTTGATAAATTTGCCGCTCCACGTCATCACGTAAGCACCAGCGAATATCAAAGTAAAAGTGCGGTGCTTCGCCGGTAACCTCCACACTTTGCACCACAATCCGCGTCTCCCAGCGTTCTAGCGCCGTCCAGATTTCGCGCACAATATTTGGCACAGCCACATCAAACGGCTGGTCGATATAGTCAAAATGATGACTGCCAAACTCAGGGCGCAAAATATCGCTGCCCTTTCGGGTAGCCAAAATATTGCTGATACATTGGTGGATATCGTTTTCGCCGGTAATGGCGATGTTATCACCAAGTTCCGGCGAGAGTTGCCAATGGATATGGGTAATTTGTGTCTTCATAGCCCTGAGAATACAGGGCGGAGAGAAAAATTGATTTTAAAGGGATTTAAAGATTTTATTGCGGTTTTCCAGTGTTGTCGCCACCGGCTTTCACACCGCCGTGAACGTGGTTTTTAAGGCTAATGCCATCAGCAATGACATCACCGCCATTTACGGTAATAGTGCCGCTGTTAACATCAATATTGCAGTTATTCACAATCACTTTGCCGCTGGTGTGGATAGTGAGGTTGCCGGTTTTACGGTTATGCTCAATGGTGGTGCCGTTGCTAAAATTTTTAAGCCAAATATCATTACTTGATGCCGGTGCCGGGTCTTGATTATTGTAAATCGTCCCCAGTACACAACCGCCTTCACCACGAGCATCGAGCAAAATAGCCACCAATTCACCCACATCAGGCAAACAATAAAACTGATTACCGCCGGCATTCGGTGTTAAAAACGACAACCACGCCGTTTCAAAATCTTCCAGTGCTGGAATTGTCGCTTTAATTTTATGTCGTTTAGCATCCACTTGCGAGACAATGCCTTCTTGATAAGTCGCTGCAAAATTATGGGTTGGTGCTTGCGTCATTTGCTATCTCCTCAATAAATTCTAACATTCGGATTTCAAGACTAGTGGTATAGCCGTTTGAACGGGTAAAGCTATGATGTGCGGATTTAATCAAATATTTGCCGCTAAACATCCCCATTTGTGTCAGCATAATGGTATTACCGGCGACCAGCTTCGGATTACCGATAACAGTAATATCGCCAGCTTGTTGATCATCATTTTGCTGATGCAATGCGGCTTCTGCTCGTGCATTTATCTGTTCTTGACTCTCGCCTCGTGTTACCACTTTTAATGTATCTTCATTGCTAGCTTTCGCTTGTTTCTTAGTGGGGCGCCGGCTTTTGGTCTTTTTGGTTGATTTAATCGCTTTTTTCTCGTCGGTATTAAAACCCGCCACCTCCACACTTTTCACCGTGTCTTTTATGCGGTCGCGCAGGCGGATAGAGAGCGTTTGTGTTAAATCCAATATTGCCACAGCTGCACGTTGTTCAAGACTTTGCATCGTGGTAAATACCAATGTTTTGCCGACAATCTTAAAGCTGTGGTTATACTCGTGTGCTAATCGAGTTAAAAACTCAACATCACGCTCCTGATATTGGGTAACACGTTTAATCGGGATGTTGGCGACCGTGCCGGTCACGTTCAGTTTTAAGCGTCTTGCCACCTCACGCACAATCGCCGCTAAGGTGGTGTTTTCGTACGCTTTCGGTTTTAAGGTGCGGTTAGCTTTGCTGATACCGGTGCTTAACGCCCGTAACGTTACCACCGTACCGCTTTGACGGTCATATGACCACTCAATCTCATCAATTTCAAACGCCCCTAAATTGACCAGTGGTGCGCCAACATAGCCAAGCAATAAGCGTAATTCATCGCCCTGCGTCGGAAACCAGTTGCGGATCCATTTACCCTCAATATCCTCAAAGGTCACCTGTAATTCATCGGATTGGTCGGCGAGGTAGTCAGTATAAGTCAGTTCTTTTAAATAGGGCTTAACATCCGTTGTGATGTTACTTTTGCCATAAAAAAGTTGAAAGTCGGGCTGACTGACGGTTAAATTCATTCTGCCTCCTGCATCCACGGCGGTAAATCAGCTTGTGAATCGGTTTTCACATGAATAATTGGCACATACAAAACCTCACCGCGCGGCAACACCTCGCAAAACGAGAGATGAGGATTAGCATTAATAAGACGATTGATTTCACCTATGTCGCCGTAATAGCGATAGGCAAGTAAATCCCAACGTTCGCCTTCGCTAATCGTGTGCTGAATCACTTTATTCATCACGCACCTCGCCGTTACTATCTTCGCGTAACACAATCCACGCCGTCATTTGCGTTACAGGTTCGCTAAGGCGTTCAAGCACTGCATCACAGCTGTCTAACGCTTTCACACCAACATCGAACCATTCACTTAGTTTACTGTCGTTTAAACCTTGTTTAAACGCACTTTCAAAGACGTTTAAATTCTCCGCAATTTCAGCGATGTCGCGGAGAAAATATTGCGTTCCCGTAATCCCTTGCGTTAATACGTTAAAGCTATTAGACAACCCCAACATCTCACCCAGCGGCCCTATTGCTTTACCCACACTATCTAAAGCGGAGGGTAATTGTGTTAAAGCAGAAAGTGGATCTTGTGCTAGCGTTTTAATCAACGTTACTGTATTACGCACATCATTAATCACCCGTTTAGTCTGTTGATAAAGCTGCACGCCTTTAGTGATTAACGCCTTAGTTTGATTAATCGCTTTCACTGCACCAGCAGGCAACAACGCCCCGATAGGTGAATTTGCCCCGAATTGCAACGCCAAACCGAGAATATCTTGTCCCTGTTCCCCGACAAACTCTCGTAAGGTCACTGATACTTCACGTGCCAGTGTATTGCCGAGCGCATCGCTGTACAGAGCTTGGCTTTGTATATCGACAATGACAAAATAACCTTTAAACTGATTAAAACCGATCACTAATGCCAACGCTTGTTGATTTTCCTTGGCTAAAATCAACTCCTGATAACGCCCATCGACCGAGCCAAGCATATAGTGCAGATTAAGATTTAATGTAAGTTCAGTCAGTTCATTACCGATAGCTTGCAAACGTGGACGACCGCTTAGCACATCGTGTTGGGCATAGGTCGCACTGTGTTTTTCATCCAACGCTGTCGGTGCATTTAACAAATCAAAGGCGATATGCCCTAATAACGCATAACTCATTAGTAAGACCTCCGCATTTTTTGATCTACCACACGATTAATTATCTGCTCAAATTCTCGTAAACTCATTTGTAAGCCTTGCTGTACTTGTTCAATTACGCCTTGCCCAGACGCACCATTGACATTAATGGTTGGATTAAAGGCGACATTAATGCCGTTATCTCGACCTTGTTGGCGAGAAGTGGCTTGATGCTGTTGCAATGTTTGCGACAACGGTGATACTACTGCCTTTTGTTTGGTTTCTGCTTGTGCTGCCTGCCGCATTGTCGGCGGCAAATAGGTCGCAGTTAAGGCAGCAGTTGCCTGATCGGCTGCACGACGGTCTACGCCACGAGGGCGTTGTCTTGCGGCTTTGTTTGCCTTTGTCGGTACAGTAACTGCCGGTTTAAGCTGCGACGTTATCTTAACCAATGTCTGTGCAGTATCCACTACCGGTGCAGTTGGTTTAAGTTTAGGCGTTGCAGCGACCAATGTGTGCGCTGTATCTACCACCGAAAGGGGTGGTTTGAGTTTTGGTGCAGCACTGGTCAAGGTACGTGCAGTGTCAATCACCGGTGCAGTCAAGGTTTGCGGCATTGCCTGTTGCATTTTGTCGCCCATTCCACTGACCACATTAGCAGCTTTCATCGCTGATTTTGCGACCCCGATAACCAAACCATCCACCGTGTTTTCACCGTAACCCATAAATACACGGCTCGGGCTGTGGATACCTAATTTTTTCGCAAACCAATTTTTGATGCTGTCGCCGAGTACACTCACCGTCTGTTTTGCACTATCCCACGCCCGATTGATGCCGTTCACCAAGCCGTTAATGAGGTTTTTACCAAACTCAGTAAAATTATTAGGTAAATCGACACCAAACCACGACAACACGCCGGCAAAGACTTTGTAAAATAAGCCGAGCGGTGACCAGTTAAGGATAGTGGCGGTAATGTTGCCAATCCCCGAGTGAAAAAAGGCGTTGATGTTATCCCAAATCCCACTAAACCACGCCGCCGCTTGCGACCAAATGCCGCTAATCCACGTCCACGCTGCATTAAATTTAAGTTTTACCCAATCCCACAGTTGCCCGAAAAATGCCTTGATTGGTGTCCAATAGCGGTAAATCAGGTAGGCAGCAAGCGCGATACCGGTAATGGCAAGCCCAATCGGATTAGTGAGCATTGCGCGCCCTAAAAAGAACAGTGCTTTGCCGGCGAGCATTATGCCTTTAAACAATGCGCCCATTAACACTTGTGCTAATTTAGTCGCGACAAGCACCGTCTTGCCAATAAATCCAGCGAGTGCGATAAAGCTGCGCCCCACAAACGAGAGCACTAAGCCACCAAGTCGCAGTAAACTGCTGCCCAAAAACAAAACGGCTTGCGTTGCTGCCTTTATCCCCACAAGCAATTTCCCGCCAAAAATCGAGCCTAGCTGCAACAATAGCGGCAAATTAAAGCGCACAAGTTTAGTTAACAGCATAACCCCCGAATTTACGCCAGCGATAATGCCTTTGCCTGCAGTAAAGACGGCTAATACCCCGCTAAAAGCGCCATTTAACGCTAAGATAGCGGCAACACCTGCACCAATCCCAACGCTTCCTTGTACAATAACGGCGACCAATTCTTGATGCTGTGCAATCCAATCGGTAATGCTATAGATAAGCGGACGGATTTTATTGATGACCTTATTGATAATGGGCAAAAATTGGCTACCAATGTTGATAGCAATTTCGGTAAAGCTATTTTTAAGCAGTTTCAGACTATTTTCGGTAGTCGCCGCGCGGGCAGCAAATTCACGCTCCATTGAACCAAGATATTTCGGTTTGCCTTTTTCATCGGTCTGCTGCAAGGTTTTTAAGCTATCTTCCAACACATTGACATTACCAGCTAAGACAGCAACATCGTCAGCATATTCAAGCCCAAATAAATCAACCAAAATGCCCATTTGCTTTTCTTTAGGCATATGCTGGATTTTTTTCAAAAAACCGACTAAGGCTTGCTCGCCATTTTTAGCAATATCTGCTTTTAATTGCTTTGCGCTAACGCCCACACTAGCTAACGCTGACTGAAACTTCTTACCGCCTTTGTCAGCGGTCATTAATTTAGTGAGCATCCCGTTGATGGCGGTGCCTGCGACTTCCGGTGCTTTCCCTAAAGAAATAAAGCTATTCGCTAACGCCGCTGCCGCATTTTCGGTTAAACCAAATTGTTTAGCTACCCCACCTATCCGTCCAAGCGTGCTAACAATATCGCTGGCTTTAGCTGGACTGGAGTTTGACAATTCGTTGATAGCATCACCTAATTTTCCAATTTCCTTAATCGGAATTTTATACACGTTCGCCAGTTTTGCCATTGCATCGCCACTGTCTTCAGCGGACATATCAAAGGCAACCGACATCTTAGCAATCGTCGTGGTAAATTCTTTTAAATCCTCTTCGGCTACACCAAGCTGCCCACCAGAGGCGGTAATGGCAGCAAGCTCTTCGGATGTCATTGGTAACGTGCGGGTAAGTTCTAAGATATCTTTTGAGAGGTTTTTAAATCCTTCAGGCGTTTTAAAATCAACGACTTTCTTAACATCTGCCATTGCACTTTCAAAGGCAATCGCTGGCTTTGAGGCAGCAAGCACTGTCGAACTTAATGCAGATAAGGTAGAAGCAGCGCTACCTAGACTAATCCCTGCCTGTGTTGCCAACGCTGTTAGCTTATTTTTGGTAGATAGTGTGTTGTCGCGAAAGAGTTTAAGGCTATTAGAGAGTGATTTAATCCCCCTTACTGCACCAGTAACAGACGCACCAATGATTAAAGATATTGCTAAATTCGATCCCATAAGTTATAGTCCCTTTATTAGGTTTATGAGGAGGTAGTGATGAAAATTATTTTTGAAATGGTTTCAACTGCGATCATTACAGTAATCGCACTGTCTGCCTTTTTTATTTTTAGCATTTTAGGTGGTATGATTTACACCACCTATCCAATCACAACCACCGTAATTGAGGTTATTTCGGCTATCTTGTTTGTACTTTGGCTTATTGGCACTGTGTTTAACCGTAAAGCCGCTAAATAGCGGCTTTCGTATAATTTGCTTTGATCTGACGCTTTGCTTGCTGATACCATATAGCAACATCGTCTAACGTCATCTCTTCCAGCTCACTTGGTTGCCAACCGAACCACCACGCTAAATCCGCTAATACTTCATCTATTTGGCTAATGCCGACTTTCCCTTTAGCATTTTTTCAATGACTGCCGAGGCTTTAGTAAAATCAGCCACATCAAGCTCATCAATATCTTCAGGTACTAATCCCGTCAGGGCGGCAAGCAATTCAATACTTTGTTCTACATCCGTTGTGCTGCGCAATTTACGAATATCTTTTGCTTTGGCGCGGCGAATATGTAATTCGGTAATTTCTTTACCCTCGCCGTCACGGATGGGGTAATCCAATTTCACAATTTCTGCTGACATAAAAAACTCCTTAGTAGGTTATGGTTAATTTCTACTAAGGAGTTTACCTAAACAGGTTTAAATTTGATTTTAAAGCGCTTTAAAGATTTTTATTGACCAATATTGGTGCGGTATTTTTGTAAAATATCCTGTCCTGCAACACGATATTGGTTACTGAAGGCGTCATAGAACAGCACTTCTTTGCCGTTGATCATCTGTTTCACTGAATGCACCTGAAACGTCATCGGATATTCAGTTGGCTCTTTCTTGTATTCACCAAGATTGACCTTGCTAAACATCGCATTTAATGTCAGCACCAGCGGCACTTCTTCCGCCATCCCCGCCGCATTGAAGACTTTCACATCGGCACGCACCATCAGTTGGGCGGTTTTAAACGGATTGCCGGCAACTGCTGCCACTTCCGGATAATAGCCGTCCCACGTGACTTCACCTTCTAAAGCGTTCACCTTACTTGGTAGCTTAATCACACCCACTAAGCCTAGATTGTCGTGTTCAGTAAACTCCACTTCAAACTCAGGCAATTTGATGCTTTTCGCTTTGCCAATTAAGCTGTTGCCGTTGATATAAACATTGGCATTATCGACTTGATTGATAACTGCGCTCATTATTGTCCTCCGGAAACTAAATTCACTAAGTATTTACGCGTAACGATACTGGTGTTGGTGATGCGTTCCGCCGGAATTTTCGGCGTAAAATCGTATTGAATCGGCACTTGCCCACGGCTGAAGGCATCGACCAAATCCGCATCAGGATCAAGCTGCACACTGAAACCGACAATGGATTTTAACGTGCCCATATAGGTTTCCACCGTGCTTAATAAGCTGTCCAGCAAGGCTTCATCAATCGGTAAATCCATATATTGCAACTCGGCACGGCGGATACTTTCGTCGATTAAATCGGCAGTGCGTTGAACCGTTTCAAAATTGCTGATATGGGTATTGGTCGGGTAGCTGGCATTGCGGTTACCCCAAACGCGGAAACCGGTGCCGAAACTGTTAAATACGGTGGTAATCCCGACCGCATTGAGGCGATTGGTCTCGCTTTGTTGGTCGTCAATCCGTGCCGTGAGCGCCACCTCGACACCAACCACGCCTTTAAGCTGACGGTTGGAGATACTGTACCAATAACCTTGCTCCACGTCGGTTAACATTCGCAAACCGGCGGCGTGGGTAGCTAAACTTTCCAGCGTGTTGCGTTCGCCCAACAGATACGGGAAAAAGAGCTGGGTGCGGTCGGAACTGGTCTTAAAGTTAATGCTGCCTTCCGGGCCACGTCCGGCAATCGCTTGCGATAAGGTGGTGTTCGGCGGTGCAGCAACATAAGCGACCGCATTTAAACGTGAGGCATAGGTTTCCAATGCCGCTGCCATTGTCGCTGTGGCGTCATATTGCGGGCAGATCAACACTTTGGCATCGGTGCCGAACAGGTTAAAGCCGGCGGTAAGCAATTCAAAACCGCTGCGCGCTTCGGTGCGAGAATCAACACCGCCTTTAATCTCGGCTTCTGTGACCTTGCTTGGATCGGCATAGCTGTAAGTTGCTTTCAACTGTGGCGCATTGCGGGCTTTCAGCAAGGTGATTTCACCGGTTAATAAATCGACACGGTAATCCGTCCCTTCAACCAACACCTCTTCGTTATCTTTTAGCGATAACTCAATTAAGCCGACATTGGCAGTCTGCGCAATTAAGGTCATTGCATCTAATTCCAACGCCTCTTCACTAACGGTAGTGCGATGTTTGCTTGGATCTAACACATTGACCACATAAACTTGACCGGCGGCGTAACGACTTAAGATATCCAACGCATCACAAAGTGAATAGCCTCGGTCTAAGATATTACCGAATTGGGCAAAATCTTTTTTGGTGACACAGCATTTCAGAACATTGACCTCACCGATTGGGGCGGTGCCGACAATGCCGATAATCGCGCCATCTACTTGGCTGACAGGAACACTGCCGCCATTGACTCGGATCGTTTCTGAGCCGTGATGATAAGCTGCTGGCATTAGTTTTCTCCTTTTTTAGGTTTTAATTTTTTATCGAGCGGTTGCCCTTGACGGCGCAATATCGCTTCGACAAATTTCGGTTTATGTTGTGGACTGAGCTGCTCAAGCTGCACGGTTTCGGTCTCAAATTGCAGTTGATATTGCCAAATTCCACTCTCTTCATCGTTGAACTGTTCACTGACCAAATAGCACTTACCACAGTTCGGTGGCTGAAAGCCGGCAATACTTAAGCGCAACTGATCAAGCACTGCCAACGCGCCGTTGTCGTTGTGTAAATTGCGGCTGATCACGGTCAACATTAAGCGCAATTTGCGAGTTTGACTGACCACATCACTGGCACGTAAAGCACCAAAGGTGGAGCCGACATAGCCAATCAACACGGCGCCGTTAGGGTGTGCCAGATAATAATCACTCGGATTATCCGGCATTAGTTCCACCTGCCAATCCGGCAGGGCAGCACTTAACTGTTGTTGAATGGCGGTCAAAATCGGAAGTGTGGCAGACATCAGTAACCGTCCGTATTGAGCTTTGATGCGGAACGCACTTTAAACTCACCGCTGTCGGCTAACAACTCGCCCGGCTGTTGGTTATCGCCGGCATCGGCAACACCTAGGTGCAATTTTCCGGTGGCGATTTGCTCCAGCTCTTTAATCGCCTGTTGGTAGACCTCTTTCACCGTTTCCGGCATTTTCATCTCCGGTCGGCGCGCATAGAGCCAATAGCGGGCCAAGGCGCAAGCGTGCGACTCAATCAGTGTCGGCGTATTCTGTAAAGGCAACGGATAGCGAGAGCGCAACGCCGCATCAATCCGCTCTTCGGCAAAGCGGATCGCCATCTCAATCACCGGCAAGGCAATCTCGGTTGCTCGGCTGTCGTCATTACTGAGCTGGATCAGGATTTGTCGACTGAAAGTCGCTATCAAGCGCTCCGTTGTGATATACATTATTTCGCCTCTTTCGCTGTTTTGGTTTTTGCTGTAGCTTCAGCGTCCGCTTTAGCATTTGCCGACGTTTCGACTTCGGCTTTAGCTTGCTCCGCTAACGCTTGTGCTTTGGCTTGTGCTTCCGCTTTTGCCTTTTGCGCAGCACTGTCGTCTTTGACGGTAAGGTAGTGCGACAAACGTTTGTATTGCGCTTCGGACAAGTTAATCTCCTCGCCCACGTCGTAACGTTTACCGTTATGCAAAATCGCCGTATGCGCCACAATGCAGGTCAGTAAGGTTTTGCTGGATGGATTTGCCATAGTATATCCTCCTATAACAAGCAGTCTTTAATCAGATAGCCCGCTGGCTTACCGACCAAGTGCGGTTTGTGAATGTCGGTGGTACGCACCACTTCCAATTTGCCGCCGTTTTCGACGTAACGGTCAACAAACAAGCCACCTTTGCGACGTACGGTATAACCGTAACTTGGCTCATACACCGTGCCTTTTTTCTCGGTTGAGCGCGGAGCAACATACGCAAGCACAATCGTGTCAGTCCAAATGTCTTTTAGCGTGCTGGATTCCTCGTAAACCGCCTCGCCAATCTTGACAGTATCAACATCAATCAATTTGGCAAAAATCTCCGGGGTAATAATGCCGGTTTGGACGTATTTGATTTTTTCAATGACCTTTGGATGACTTTTTAAGACTTGCCACACATCACCGGCAATAATGCAGACATTGGCTTTACGCCCGATGGAACGTTTAATTGCCCGTTTTGCCGCATCAAAAATCGCAAATGGGTCGGAGTTTTCGTGGCTAAACTGTGATTCACCGGATAACACAATTTTGTTGGTGGTGTCATAGTTAGCTTCATTTTGCGCCGCATCCGCAATCGCTTTTTCGCGTCCGAGTGCAATCACATCTTGGGTGGTGTTAAGGGCAAATTGACGCAATGAGAAAATCGCCTCGTTCTCTTCACGGTAGTCAATCGCATATTCAACATCGTGCTCTTCGAGCGCCACGTCAATCGAGCCAATATCTTCCGGCTCTAAGCGGTTTGAGGCACCGCGCAAGTTGCGCACGGTAGTCGGCAGGCGGAACGCCAAGCGTCCGAACGTCGGAATTTTGCCGGCTTCTTTGTCAATTTCGACCACCGGCATTAGGGTTTCACCGACCAGTTCGTTGTTGTAATAGCCTTGTGCCAGTTGGGTTAAGACCGGGTCTTGAACACGGAGTTTTGCTAAATCGTGTGTTGCCATTCATTTTCTCCTTTTGCGTTATTGGGTAATTGCGTTAAAAGCCTCAACGTAACTGACGTTGTGCGCTTTCATATAGGCTCGGACTTTTTTGTCCATCTCAATGCTTGCCGGATCAGTGCCTTCGGCGTATTCCACGCTGTCATCTTGCGGCTCGGCGACCTTGTCCTTGGTTGCCACTTCAGCAAATTCGACCGACTTCGGCAGTTCGGTTAAAAACGTTTTTAAACGCTGTTTAAATTCGCTTTCAAAAAATGCCACACTGCCGTGTTCGGCGTTTAACAACGCCAACGCAGCGTCTTTTTGCTTCGGCGACAGTTTGCCTTCGGCAATCAAACTTTCCGCAAATGCCGCATTTTCCGCGTGCATTTTTTCGCGCTGCGCTTGTGCCTGTGCCGCTTTTAGCTGTGCATTTTCAGCTTCAAGCTCGGCAAGACGTTGCTTTTCTTGTTCCGACATAGTTCCTCCTTCATTTGGTTTCTCATCGGGTTCATTAAAAATAGGTGAGGGTGGTGTTTCATAGGTTTGCTTTAAGTCTTCGCGTGTTGCCTCTTCTTGCAAACTTTGCACTTGCCATGCTGGCAAAACACGGTCAGCATCATCTAAGCCAAACTTATCAATAAAAAAATCGCGCAACCGTTGCCATAGCGTGGCATTGGTCCAATCGCTAAACTCAACAAATTCAGTATCATTGTCGGCAAAAACGGGGTCTTTTAAGCCTTTCACCGCCGGCGGCATTGCCCCCAAAAAACCGACGTGGCGTAAATAAAAACCGTCCGGTTTCGGGTTGTTAGCAGAGTTTGGCAAGTAAAAAGCGGCCGAGATTTTTTTAAACTTACCCTCACGCACCTGTTCAGCAAAAGCACTGTCGACCTGTTGCGGTTCGGCTTTTAACACTTCGCCCTCCGCCACTAAGCCCTTAATCCAACCGTAAGCCGGATTGTCGTGTTTCGGATGACCGATCACTATCGGGGCTTCGTGGTACTGAGCGCTGTAATTGGCAGCGATGGTTTTTAAATCATCGGCGGTAATAGTGACAGTGTTGCCGTTAGCATCTTGTCTGGTGCCGGCACGAAAGATTTCGATAAGTTCCATAGCGTCTCCTTTGAATTGATGACGCTAGTGTAGCGATTGGGCATATAAATTGATTTTAAAGCCCTTTAAAGATTTTAGATGGGAGAGTGAGAAAGAAAAAAAGGAAAATAACGGCAGAATAGATTTTTAATGCCGTTTAAATGCCGTTTAAATCTTTCAGGGTGCGTTTAAATTTTTTCAGATGATAAATCATATTACCGAAAGAGAAAAACGCCACAGCGTGCGTTTTATGATGAATTTTAAATTATCGGGGAAAAGCGGATAATTACTTAATTTGCGATAACTGTCGTTGTAACAATGTGGTCGCTTTATTTAACAGCACCTCTTTATCATTGTTATTCACACCTAACCACGGACGAGGGTGCAACTTTGTTTTATGTCCTCGCCCCGTCTTGCCGCCAAAATGTTGGATTCGTGCATATTTGGCATCAGAACCAAATTCCACGCTATTATCGTCGTAATTATAGGCTGTTTTATCGCTTAAATAACCGTCTTGACGCAAGATTTTCAGGCTTTTGCCTTTTTTGCGTTTACGTTCCAATGTTGCGTCCGCAAGCGGCTTCCACTTTTTGCCGTCTGGAGCCACTTCTTGCTTAAAGCGTTTAGCGTGAATTTTTTTCAAGGTTTCACCGAGTACGCCATAGAGTTTTTTCGGGTGCTGCAATTGGATCGCAATCTTTTTCAGCTCGGGACTGGCGCGGTCGTCTAGGGTAATTTTGATCATTGTCACACTCCAATAATTAGGCTAAAAAGAAAGCGTGGTAATGTTGCCACGCTAACAAAAGGAAATTTATTATGAAAAATGATACCTATGATAGCTATCTACTTAAAAATATCTTTGTGGCGCAGGTTGCGACATTGGCTAAAGCCATTAAAGCAGAGAAAAAAGCTCAAGGCATTAGTACAACAAGCGCCTGTTACCGTGAGGCAATGATTGAGATTATTCAGAAACGCGATCATATTTTAGCGCTGCTTGATGAGATTGAAGAGCACTACTAATCTCAAATTTTTGATAATCGTGAATGTAAGCGGTTATCCAATGTAATACGGCATTCACCTCGTTAAGTGTTAAGCCTTGGAAATGTGGCAGCAATTCTAAGGCTTTTTTTCTTTCTTCGATTTCAGTCATTTTCATTCTCCTATTGTTGATTAAAAAATATTCTTAGACTATAGTATTATTTAATTCTCTGTAAGCGGGTTTCCTACTGGAAAGGTTACGCTGGTTTCCACCGTATTATCCTGTTCGAATCAGGCAATGCTTACAGAGATCCCCATAATAATTCAAACGCATTCAAACTTTGCAAGTGTCGCTCATCAATTAAACTGCCAGTAGTAACACTATTTAAGTGATATTTTTGATTTTTTTTCGTCAACCTATCTTTCAAATTAAATTTATACTCCAATTTCACCGCGATCTTTTTTCCTTGTGGTGCGTCATAAATAAAAAGCAAGGTGTTTAAATTTTTATCTGGGTTTTCAAATTGCTCTTTCCGCTGCAAAAGTATAGCTTTCGGCGCTTGCAAATAAGCAGGTAATTTTTCCCAGAATGACAACGGCACAGCAATGTTTGCACTCTCTTTTAGCTCGCGCAGCGAATGCAATAAACCTTTTCGCTCAATGGCAATAACCGCTGAATTAGGAGGGATGCCCTCCGCCGTTAATTTATCAATGATCGCCTCGGGCAAGACGCCAAGTAATTTAACATCTTCAATGGCTGGTAAATCGGCTTTTGTGGCAACCGCTACTTTGCGCGCCCAGTCCTGAAACGCGCGGGCGTGTAACGCCATAATCTCAGGCTGCACCAGCAAATCATTAACCGCCTTTGAGGCAAACAGTGGATCAGCCGTTACCATCTTTTGCATTAACATTTTGTCGACGCTATCCAGTCGCCCCGCCTTCAGGTTGTCAAAATTATGTGGCGTAAAACCGGCGTCGTAACCTTTCGGCAAGGTCACCGCACGCGGGTTGCCGCTGCGCACGCCGACCGTTTTGCTCTCATATTGGATCTCGACCGGCGGTGAGACGTTGCGCCCCATCGCTTTAAGGTCGTCTTCATCGTGCGCAATCACGGTACAATGGCAACCGTAGGCTTTAATCGGGTAGTAGTAACGCCAGAACGGGTCGTTTGCCGGTCTAATCGTGCCGTCTAATTGCACGTGTAAAGGGCGTGGGTGCGCATTATCATTGTGTTGATATTCCCAATAGGGCATCACATCGGCTAAATCAAGATGTTGTTGCAAACGACCACGATTGTAGGCGGCGTAAACATTGGTATCGTAGATAATGCGGGTGCGCCAATTACGCCCACCGTTATATTGCCAGCCGGTTTTGGCGACAATCTCATCAAACTGCTTACGAAATCCCTCAAGGGTTTCGCCTCGCTCAATCGCTTCGTCCACCGCCTGCCGGAAAGCCAATAACACTTCATTGCGATTGGCTCCTGCCACCATAAAAAAGTAGTCGTGTTCTTCGCCAAGCACATCAAGATAACTATTCGTTGGCAGGTTAAGCTTCTTCGCAAAATAGCGAGCTTGCTCTTTAAAGCTAAAGCCACTTTGTACCGTCATTTTATCACTTCCTCCGCCACGCTATAACGTCCAGCCAATTCAGCGGTGGTACTTGCCCACGCCATTACTTTGGCATATTCAGCAAAGGTCAGCTCCGGAATAAGGCTATCAAGTTGGTTACGAAAATCTTCCAAACTCTCCGCTTGGGAGAGCTTGTCCTGCACCTGTTGCAACCAGCTTTCGACATAAGGCTCACCCTCCACTTCGAGCTGTTCAACAATACCATCGGCGATATTTTTTGGCATTTCTGGTTCGGCAAACTGGGCTTGTGGCTTATCAGCCTTTTCAGCGACTAACTCAATATCACCCTCTTCAAAGTTATATGTTCGTTGTAAATATTGTTGAGTAAACTTCACGCCAACACGCGATAAAATCTCATCACGCTCCGCCTGTAATTTATCGACACTCTCTTGCTCAAACAGCTCAAACTTCGGCAACTGTTCCACATTAAAATTAAGTTCACAAAGCCAGTTTAAAAGCTGGTTAAACACGCTTTCAACTAAGCGAGCATCATCATCGCGAATATCTTCCAACACTTCCAGTCCAGCGGTAGCACTGGCACGATTACTATCAGCTTCGGTCGTTTGGTCTTGCCCTAAAATGGCAACACTGATTTCCGATTTACAGTAACGCAAAAAGTCATCAAACACTTGTGAGCTGCCGCCTTTGCTAGCACTTTCCAATAAATTAATTGAGCTGTCGTCCGGAATAGCCGCTACCGCTGTACCAAGCATTTGCTCAAGACTGTCTAATAAATCTTCGGTTTCAGTCGGGGTAGAAGTGCGTGGATGTTTACCGACTAACCACGGTGAGCCGTATTTTTCGGTAAATTCCAACCAAAACTTAAACCCACCTTTTTTAAAGGTCGCTGCCCAAAAGCATTTGGATAAATCACCTTGTCCGTATGGATTTTCATAGGTGGCATCTTGGGTAGCGAGTAAAAATTTCTTCTCCGGCAAAGCGACACCCACCGGATTGGCTTTGGTACGCAGTTTTAGCTGATTATCCTCATCAAACACAAACCATTCCGGTGGTTTACCCTGAATATCAAGCGGTTGCCAAATACCCTCCGCATAACGCCACACCACCTCCAACGCTTGGTAACCGAACAGGGTAGCGTTGAGAATTTGTGAGATAATGTGATTCAGTGGCAGTTCCGCAAAAATCGCCGCCAGTTGATCATCCACCTGCTGATTGCCGGTCGGGGTTAATCGCCATTCTAAACTTTTGACCGCCGCTTTACGACGACGTACACAACCGGCAACATGGCTATCTGCCAATACCTCGCGGTAGGCGCTAATATCGCGACCCATTTTTTTGAGTACCGGATCAGGGTTTGGCAAATAATAGCCGATAGCGTAGTAATCTATCGCTTGCGCTCGAGTCGCAATCACGTTGATCATATCCTGTTTTTTATTCGCCATTTTAATATCCCTCTGTCATTAGTTTACTCTGCCGTGGTTTACGGCTAGACGCTTTCACCGGCAGCAATATCGCCTCATTGGCTGCCAACAGCGCCAAAAAACACGCCCACGTGCGGTCAGCGTGTCCGCTACTGTCGTTTTCCGCCACAAAGCGAGGTTGCCCCGTTGAACCTGTGACTTTTTTGAGCTTGTGCAAATCTTCACGCAAGGCATTATCACCTTGTGGTATGCGGATTCTTCTATCTTCAAACGCATTTTTGCCGATGGTCGCCATATTAAGTTTAGTTGCCACGTTAAACAGCACGCCTTGTACTCGCTGTTTGCCGTGTTGATATTGGGCATCTTCGACCATTTTTTCGCCCATTCCGGTTTGGTCTAGGTTGCAAGCAATGACGTTGTATTGGTGCATTACACGATCCAGCTCAGCTAATTGTTCACGCAAAGTAACACGTTTTAGCGTAACAATTTCCCGCGTCCAATAAACATCACCAACCAGTTCTAGCACCCAAATCACCGTTAAGTTGCTACGTACAGCAATATCCATCCCAACAAAGCACGGGTTACCGGTGTAATGTTCAGGCAAACCTGCCAAAGGGTGTTCAACACTGTCAATTAAGTCATAAGAAAGCCAACTGCTGGCTTCATCCAACCATTTCAGTTCAAACTCCTGCGCCCACGCATCCTCATCATTTAAGCCTTTACGTAGCTGTTCAATATCTCGCGGTAAGCCGTCAGCGACCGCTTGATAAATATCGACCGTATGCCGTGACCATTCTGTATTGGTTAAATCGGTCATTAATTCATAAAACTTGTTGCCTTTGCCGTTCGGGGTACTGACTACGCGCAGTTTCCAGCCGGCGGAAATCACCGGAAACAGCGCTTTCCAAATCTCACGACTGTCTTGGTGAAAAGCAAACTCATCTAAAAAGACATTGGCACTAAATCCGCGCGCGGTGTCTGGATTAGCGGGTAACGCGGTGATTTTGGAACCGTGCGGAAAAATCACCTCTAAGGCGTTAATGGTGGGGTCAAACGGCACTTCGGCGATTTTGCAGGTGACGCCCACCGCCTCAAGGTGGCGTTTAACGCCCTCATTGATTGCCTCTTTGGCTTGGCGCTCCCCACGCGACAAAATCACCCAACGAGCTTTCTCACCACGTGCTTCGGCTGCCAAACAATCCAACACGATTTCAAGGGTAGTGGTAAAGGTTTTGCCGGTCTGACGGGCAAACATCGCTACTTTAAAACGGCTGTTATCCTGTAGCCAACGCTGTTGATAGCCATACAATAGAGTGTTAGTCGCTAATGCCATAAACCGCTCTCATCATTTTTTCTACATCGGCAATCGCCATTCCGGATTGTTTACCGGCTTCTTCGACCGCTTTGGCGGCTTGTGCAATCACATCTTCACGGATTTCTTTTTCGCGTTTATAGTTGACTGACTGTGCTTGCTCAATGCGTTGCGCAACTAACGCTAATTGCCCCAATACTTTCGGGCTAATTTCTTTTCCCGATTCGCTCATACTCATTGATGTTTCAAAGGCAAGCGTTTTAACAAACTCAAGCAATAATTTACCGACGTCGCTATCGGGCATTTCGCCAAGCTGCTTTGTCCACACTTCCGCCATTTGTCGACTTGCCCGAATTTTTGCCCCAAATTCTTCCATACGCGAGGCATAGCGATTTAAGCCGGTACGACTTAATTTCATTTCCGCCCCTAGTCCCGCTTCATCAATCAAACTGTTGATATACTCAAGGATATCTTGTTGACTGTGCGATTTATCGCGCAAACGCAATAACAATTCTTGACGGATATGAGGTGGCAATAAATCCACTTTTGAGGCACGTCCTCGTGTTTTTTTATCACTCATTTAAACTTCCTTTAAATCGGGTTTGATGTCGGTTTAAATCAGCGCAACAGCGGCTTTTTGACGCCATACACTTCGGTGCGACCTTGCACCACGTCCAAACCTCGGGCGGTCAGATAGGCGACATAACAGCCGGCGATGTCTTTTAGCTCAATCAACCCTTGCTCTTTTAACCAAAGCAGATGTGAACGCACTTGGTCGCGACTGATGCGGTGTCCGTATAAGTCTAGGCAATCTTGTAAAATACTTTCGTTCGCATCGTTATTCGCTTCCACTAAAGAGCGTAAAATTACTAAGCGTTGGTCTTGTGCAAAAATATTATATTTATCCATTCTTTACCTCTTTTTCTATCAACAGTTGTACTTGATGGCTTAACCCTTCAACCTTTGTTGCGATTTTGTCGCTTTTGCCGTCCAGCTTTGCCATTAAGATTTTGATTTCGGCAAGGTCGCTGGTGGTTGGCAAATCCTGCACTTTGGTTTCCAGTGCGTCCAAGCGGTGTTCGTTGGTGCTGACCGTCTGTTTCAGACTGTGCATTTCTTCACGTTTGATGTACTTGCTGTCCATTGTCAACCTAACAATAAACCCGACAAAACCGGCAACAGAGAGGATAATCCCCCAATGTTTTTGCACTACATCAAGGATTTCTGCCATTTTCAGCCTCCTTGTTGCAAATTGCACGATAGGTTTGGTTATGCACCCATATTTGACGCAAGGTTTCTGTTGTGTCATTGCGACTTGCTTTAATCAGACTAAAGCCAGCACAACTGCTATTCGTCACGTAAATCGCCGGCTTGCTGCAAGCGGTCAACAACATCATCACGGCTAACGCTACGGCTGTTTTCTTCATTTTTAGCTTTCTCCTGATAGTTTTTAATTTGCGCTTGCGATATAGCTTGTTGCTGTTTAAGCCGCTCAGTAATTTGTTGATAGGTAGCAATTTTCTTTTTTGCTTGTGCCACTTTGATCCACAAAAAGCCAAACAGCGCGCCGAGCAAGGCGATGATAGTCAGCCAGATATAAGCACTTAATGTCATTGTTTGCCTCCTTTACCGATAGCATTAGCAAAACCTTTGGTCGCCGCACCACCGGCACAGAAAATAGCAAAGGTCATAAACAGCTCAGGCGTGTAGCTGCGGTCGAGATAGACACAATAGGTTAAAATTCCAGCCATCAGCAACGACCCAAAAAACTGGATAAAGGCGGTGGTGGAAAGGCGACCGTTATCGTTGGTGATCAGTTCGGTGAGTTTCATATCATCTCCTACCAGCAGACTGCCCAAAAAGCGGCAAACAAAAACCAACCCCAGTAACTATTTTCTGCCCCCAAAAGATAGGCGGCGGCAACAATACAAACAGAGCCGAAAAAATATTTCATTTTTTACCCCCTCGTTTTTTGAGCTGCCAACGCAGATAGCACCACCGAATCTCATTCACAACTAAAATCCCAATTGCTTTGCCAACCTCGAAAAAAAAGCCGATCATCAATGTAAGAGAAATGATGGATAATGTACTGATTGTCATCGTTGCTCCTTAATCTTTAAATAAATGGTCTTGGTTAATTACATCGCCACTGTCAAGCCATTCCCACACATCAAAACAGGGACAATCTTTCAGCCATTCATTCGGGGTAATTGTGCCGTCGCCGTTAAGGTCGGGGCTTAAATCTCGATGCCCGCAAATGCGTGCTTGAGGATATTTGGCTTCTAGCTCCCGCAATAAGCGGTGCAATGCTTGCCACTGCTTGGCGGTGTAGCGTCCGTAGTTTTTGCCGTCAATGGTGATGCCGCCAACAAGGCAAATGCCGATACTGTTTTGATTATGCCCTTTAACGTGCGCACCGGTTTCGCCGACCTTGCGCCCGGTTTCAACAGTGCCGTCAGTGTCGATAATGTAGTGATAGCCAACGTGTTGTAGATGCGGATTAAAGGTGCGATACGCCCACGATTGACGCTGAAATCCGCGTTGCTGATGCCAACGGTCAATCACCTGCGCGGCGGTTTCGCTTTTATTTCTGAGCTGTTTGCCGTTTTGCGTAGCGGAACAGTGGATGACGATTTTTAGGATGGGTAATGACATAAAAAACTCCCTTTAAATTAGCTTTAAAGAGAGTTTAAAACTTAGCGGTGAATTTTGATTTTAAAGGGGTTTAAAGATTTATCGACGACAAATACTTTCGCACGGAATCCCGTCTTTATCTCTGTCAAGGCGAGATAATCCACATTGCTCTAGATGGTATTTGGCTTCTTCGCAACTTCTCATTTCTTTGCAGTAGCGCTTCCCATCATCGCAACTGTATTCTTGCTTAGCAGAATAAGCAAAACCGCTAACACAAATTAATATAAAGATAGTAATGTTTTTTATCATGCTATTATTCCTTAATTTCTGCGAATGACATAATGCCCGTATATTGATTTATTGAGATACCGTATTGTTTACCATTAAGAATAAATGATTTTTGAATATCTTTTTTTGATTTTCCCCATTCCGTTATCGCTTCAGTAGTAAGCGTAATAAATTTTTTACCAACGGTCTTCATTGAATTTTTGCCATCAAAAGCGGATAAAAGTGCAGAATTACTAAAAAACATAATTAAATTTTGATCTCCACCATCCGCAATAGGGACTACATTAGTTATTAAACTCTTTACTTTATGTGTCTTTTTATCAACGGTAATCACCACTGAAAAATTATCTGAAAATTGATAACTAGCAACATCATTCACCTCACCAGCCTGAATCTTAAGCGACTCACTTATCCTAAACGGCGCTTCCATACTGGCAAGATTAGTATTAACTCTTTTAGCAAATTGCGATACCGTTAAACCAATATCTTGCGCAAAAGCGAGTGTTGGTAGCATAAAAAACGCGCATAAAATAACGCCATATTTTTTGATTAAGTTCATTGATTTCCTTCCTTTAGGTTGTTTTATAAACGCATTTTAGTATAAGACAAATGGCAACAAAAAATCCCTCTTTAATTCGGTAAATTGTGATAGAGATCATAATTTATATTTGGGGGTAAAGTTGGCGGCACTAAAGCCCAAGCGATGTGGCGATTTTGTGAGGTTTATCGTCAATTTAATCAAAAGCAATAAAAAACCGGCTTGCGCCGGTTATCTTTATTTAAACATATCAAACTGCCGTTTGGCGACTTCCTCCTTTTGCACTTTCTTCACGATTTGGTAGACCCATTGCATTGATACGCCGTATTTGCGTGCCAGTTCGCGTTGGTTGTTGCCGTTAAAATCGCGCCAAATCGCCAAATCGCGCTCGCTTAAGGTAATCAATAACGCTTTCGGGATATAGATCACTTCGCCACCCCAGCTTTCAGCAATGCACTGTGCCAGCTCAATGCCGATTTGTTTGGCTTGGCTATCCTCAAACTGGTATTTTTGCACCAACAGTTCACGCGTATGTTCCGCAAGGTCGAGCAAGATTTCGGGGGCTTTGTCTTCAAACGTGCTGTTATTTTGCTTTTCGTCCATTCAGTGCCTCCTGTTGATGTTTCCACGCCAGCCATTCTGGGTAGGCTTTGAGGTGTTTGATCGGTTGCCCAAATTGGTGCAGTTGCTCCACCACTAAAATGCGGTTCATTCTGTCATTCTGGTGCTGTTGTGCTTGTGCCTGCTGTGCCGCTTGAGCGGTGTTTTCCGTTGTCGCTTGAGCAGTAACGCTGACAAATTTCGGGGCGTTGGTGTCATAGACCTGTTTTAGGTAGTTATGGTTGGTCAACGCCGCGCGATTTTGGTTGTGACGGCGTTTATCTTGCACCGCGCGCACCGTTTCGCTTAAGGCGTGAGCCAATAAAAGTGACTGTGGGTATAACGCTAACACTTCTTTTATCAGTTTGACCGCACGGCTGTTTGACAGCTGGCTTTTTTCCGGACGGAATAAGCCGATATAAGCGACCAGCGGGCGAGCGACTTCTGCCTGACATTGGGCGATTAGACCTAATAATTCACGCCCTGCATCATCTTCGAGTAGCTGATCTAGATGAATATCAGAATGGCAAATCGGACAACGACACAGTTTCATTATTTCACCTCTTTTTGTGTGCGTTGTTGCTATTTTTTCAGACGTTCAAGCACGATTGTACCGAGTTTATAGTCAAGGCTTTGCACATTTAGCACAAGTGGTTTATCTTGTTGCTGCAAAATAGGATTAACAACATTACGCACAAAACTGTTTAATGCGTCTTCTGAACCCTCTCTAATCACGCCCTGTTTGTGCATCTCAATCCAAACCGCACGGATTTTTAACGCAATATTGTGTTTGACTTTTGCTTTTTGGCTTGCCGGTGAGTGCTGACGCTTGGCAGTGCGTTTAAAACCGGCTTGTTCAAAGTGATCATAAACACGCATTAATTCGTTGATTGTCATTGCTTTACAGCTGTTTTTACCGGTTTCGTTTTGCAAAATCATTCGGTAAGTTTCTTCATCAATGCCGAGTTTATGCTTGGCAATGTGGATCAATTTAATTAATTGAGGTTTTGTGTAACGCATATTTTTCTCTCCTAAAACGCATTATGAACGCCTCTTAACGTTGCTTTAAAAGGCGTTTAAATGGGTTTTATACAAAATCTTCTAACTTGGTATCTTGGGTAAACTCAAGGACAGTGTTAGCAATAATGCAATTTAAAATGTGATATTGCTGCTCAATATAATCTTGTAATATCATCGCTTTACCAGCATGATCTCCGCGAAGCTGTCGTACCGTTTCCGCATAGTCAGCAAATTTCATACTTCTAATCTTTAAGTGCTCGTCAAGTTTAAAACGTAAAATGCTGCCATATTCGTCTTCGTAGCGCATTGCTAGTGATTGCACGTTAAAGCCGTCGTTCATCGCTTGTTTTGCGTTATTAAGTCCCTCGTCAGTATCAAGATGACGACACGTGCGATAGATAGTTTCATCTTCTGTTGCTCGACGTAGCGTGGCTTCGTAATCGAATCCTAATGCGTTGAATAATGGGGTATGGTTGTCAAGGTATTGTTTAAATTTGGTATCAATACCAAGTTTTTCGGTTGAGACCACAACAGACTTCACGCCAACTAAGCCAAATAACTCAACCAACAAACTTAACGCTAAGTTGCTGCGTTTTGACTTGTTGTTAATGACTAATATTTGCGTGGCTGGGTTATAAAAAACATTATAAAGTTCACTAGACGGCGGTAATGCTTGATACAATTCAACTCTCGCTAAATGCTCCGCATCTTTTTTCTTCATATCTTTAAATTCAATCATTTTGCAAGCAATGAGTTGCTTAGTAATTTGTTTGAATTCAGCACGAATAGAAAAATAGATACCACCATCTTCTAACTGCATTATCTTTTTACCCGTGATGAGATTTTTCACAATCTCAAACTTGCCCTCTACGTGATCTGGAAATACGGCGTTTTCGAGCTTTTCAATAATATTCTCAGTTGGAAAGGTAATGCTATAAACCGCACATTGTGTCATCTTGATGTAATCTTCGTAGTTCATTGTTTTTTCTCCTAAGGTAACTGCACAAATTTAAAATTCACTTCGGCTTCAATCAGTGTTTCTCTTGCTTTACACAGCAGATAAACCGCTTCATCAAACTCATTATCAGCGGCGTGTTCATTGATAAGTTCCATTAAATTTCGTACATCATTTAAGTATTTAAATCCTTTCTCTTTACGTTGTTGGTTAATTTTCATCATTCACCTCGACTAAATGGTCTCACTGCCATTCGGTTGCAAAATTTGCTGCGTTCAGTGGCATATTCGCAATTAATCTCTTTTTTCGCTTTGCCGGAGGCAAGTTGCCAATGCAGTGCGGCATCGTGGTATTGCTGTTTTTTCTCCAACTCCGCTGCTTGTTCGGCGTGGTTGTAATAGTCTTCATTTCTCATATAAATTCCTTATTCATCATCCCGATCAACAACTAGCAAAAAACGATACTTAAAATCAATGCCGTAAATCTCGCTAACTTCATTTAACATTTCTGCGATACAACATTTTGCGTCATCTTCACTTTCTGCTTCTGTATCAACTTGTAACGCAGCATTAAGTTCAATCCAACACATACCCATTTCTATACCCCCGCCACATCTAAACTAATTGGTTGATATTGGTCGCTGTCGCCAATGCGTTCGTAAACTCGCACATAGGCTTTGGAGTTGACCACTTGCACACTCTCACTAATCGCCTGCATTGCATTGAGCCAGCGTGGATCTTTAATATCAACACGGCGTAAACCTAAAATGCGGCTTGTGTTTAAATTTCCCTCTTTATCTACATTAAAGGCACGCTCAATTAAGGTTTTTAGCTCAGGACGAGAGCCTGCCGACCATTCGTTTAGGCATTCATCAATCAGGGCTTTTGCTGCTTGAATGCGTTCGTCAAATTGTAAGTGGTCATTAATCGCACGTTGAATTTTGTATTTGCCGTCATAACTAAACAGCGTCACATTACCTTTGTTGCCGCCCAATTTTGCACCGTATTTTTCGGCGGATAGTTCGATGAAAGCCTGAATATCGCCAAAAATACCGCCTTTAAAACGGCTGATTTCCGTGTTTAGGGCTTTGGCTTTCTCTACCCATTCTTGCACCAGTGCATCGCGTTCTTTGTCAATCTCTTTCACCAGCTCTTCGGGCGTGAGGTTGCCTTTTGCGTCTTGCCAGTAGGTTTTGCCGTCAATGGTTACTTTACTCATCATCTTCTCCTGTTAGTTCAAGGGTGTGGTTATTAAAATCGGTGTCGGGATAGTGTTCCTTTAGCCATTCGTAAATCTCTTGTTCGTGTTCCGGACTGAGCGGCGTTTGAAACTCGCCGTGTTCTTTTTTCCACTCTGCATCGGCTTGTTGTTGCCAACAGACTTGATCATTGTCAGCACATTGAGCGGTCGGTGCGTTGTTTTCTTGCTGGCAGGCGGTAAGCCACACCGCCAACCCGATCATCATTAATTTTTTCATTGTGCGCCGCCTGTCATCTGTTGTTTTGCTTGTAAAATCAACTCTAATGTCATTGCTGTGCCTTGCCCTTTGGCTGTCATTCCGGCAAGGCGTAAATACTGGGTTAATGCACGCAATCCGCCGGCTTTGCCGCCAATATCAAATAACACAGTCATTAAATCTTTATCGTTTATATCTAAGCCCCAAGCACTGGCAATGGCTTTGATGTCGCCTTTGGTGCTGGCTTTTAAGCCGCAGTGGTTACCAATGCGTGACCAGAGGCGTGCATATTCGTGCGCTTGATTTACGCCGCCTTGGATACGGGTGTAAACCTTATCATTACCGATAAGCGCAAAGCCGACTTCCGCTTCTTCTTGGATAATGCGGAGTTCTTCGAGTGCGTCATAAGGCAGGTGATCGCTTTCATCAATAATCACTAATCCTTGGGTGCCAGTGAGTTTTTTGGTAATCATTCTGCTGAGGCGGTCTTTACGGCGTGGTGCATCATTAATGCCAATTTCTAATGCCAATTCGTATAAAATTGCACTTACCGTTGCTCTTGCCGGACTGGCGGTGACCATCCAGACGTTTTTATTTTGTTTTTTGTATTCTTGACAAGCTTTAGTTTTTCCAACACCGCTTGCACCGTAAACTGTTACCATGGTTGGCAGGATTTTTGCCATATCTAATGCTGCGAAGACTTTTTTCGCGGTTGGAATTTCAATAAAGTGAGGCGCTTCAACAAATACGGTGGTTTTCTTAGCTTGAGTATCTAGCCAGTTTTGTAGAGCTTGTGTAATATTACTCACGTTACCCGCATAACTTCCTTTCAGATAAGTGCTTAACGATGCTGTTGATATACCTGCCTGCTGTGCTAATTCACGTTGCGTAATTTGCCCGTTTTCAATTAGCAGTTTAATCTGTTCAATAATTGCGTTCATCATTCACTCCTTAGATATTACTTTTTAACCCTTTAGCGAGAGCCATTTCTCGCAACGTGCGGTTTCTTGCTTCTTCAAACTCGTCCACTTCATCATCCACAATCGCCTCAATTTTGCGTACGGCATTGCCATGATGTTGTAGCATTTCAACAATCTTCGGCTCGACCAATTCTTCCTCTTCAAATTCCGGTTGATAGCGTGCGGCTTCTTGTGCATCCATTGTTTGCTGCGCTTTGGCTGCGGCTTTGTTGTGTTTAACAAACTGCTTGCGTGCTTTATCGTGTTCACGGCCTGCCGCTTTATCGCCAAACGCTACTTTTTCGGTACATATTGCTTCAGCTAAATAAGCACCTGTTAAGCTGTAAACGTGGACAGTGCCGTGGAGGTCGCACGGATCAAATTTGACGATCACTTTCTTATGGTTAGAGGCAATCAAATCAGCAGCAAGATAGCGATTTTTGCGGTTATGCACTTTGCCGCCACAGTTGAGCTCAAAGGTGCCGTCTTTTTTGAGGGTGACCGCTTCACTCATCAACATAAGTAAGCGAAGCTGTTCGCTACTCGCCGTGCGAATGTGAGCATTGGCATAATCACGCTCAAACACTTGATTAAAGCTATATACGCCCTGACAAATCTCAGTTTCTCGTCCTTCACGTTCGTTAAAAGCTCGGATACCATCTTCTAGCGCAAGGATAAAATCTTCATAACTGACACCGTCTTTCCCACCGTTGTAGTTGTCCGGCTTGTTATAGATATTGTCGCCTGCGTGGTAGCCTGCTAAACTCGGGTGTTTATCCACTAACTCGCCTAAGCCACCGTGTGAAAAGGCACGCTCAATCGGTTTTGCTTGTCCGTGACCTTTACCGAATTGGATAGATGTCCAGTAAAGTTCAATTCCCAATAAAGGAATAATCCCTGTAACGTCATCATCCTTGACCTTAAAGCGATAGCGATTTTTCACGCCACCTGTCATCCACTTATTAGCTGCTGCACGAGTGTTGTCGATGGTGAGCTTTTTGGGAATACCGTATTTGTAGATCACGTCCATTAGACTTAGGCGTATGGTGTCGCTGTTTTCGCTTAAGTCAGTGCGATACGCTAAAATTTTGCGAGTGCGAATGTCTTGCCAAATCCACGTTTTCGGGCGCACAATGTCGCCGTTATGCCAGCGGACAAAAACGTTATGTTGATAACCATCACCATTGATCCATTCCATTGCTTCAATTTCTGCCACACTGCGTTGCATTGCAGGGTAGAGGCGACTTAAGGCGTGTTCGCCCTCGCGTAAGTAGATCTGTTGTGCTAATGGCACTTCACGTTCTAGCTTGCGCTTTACCGTTTGGCTTGATGGAATAGTCCAACCTTGCTCTTGTGCGGCACGTTGTAGGCGGTAATAACAGACGTTAAAAGATGGCTTTTCATTACGCAGATAATCGGCTTTAAATGCTTCCCACGCTGCTTCTGTAAATTCCGCTTCGCCTTGACGGCGTTTGGCGTATTTTTTATCGAGCAATAAAGGCAACCAGTCAGACTGCTCAAACGCTTGAACATCATAAAACCAACGTTTAATCGTGCCTGCCGACTCGTTATACTCGTTTGCTACTAACGCAATCGCTTTTTGGCTTGTTAGCCCCGTTGCTTTTAAGGCGGCAATCGCTTTCACAATCGTTAAACGGTATTGCGCCACGCTTTTTTGTCTTTCGTTCGCTGTTTGCCACGGCTTCCAAACTACGTCAGGTAGGTAGTTGAGGTTTTTCGGCGTTGCTACCGCCACCGGCTTGCTGGCTTGTGCTTGTTTTAAAATGATCTCCGCTTGCACTTCTTGGGGGAGGGAGGATAGGGCGTACTCGTAACTAACACCGCGTTTCCCAGTTACTTGACGTTTTTCCCAATTTTCCAATTTCGCCCTTTTATTAACACCCTGAGGTGTATTTGGTAACGGCTTAAATTCCGTTAGCTTTTGCGCTGAAAACCATTGTTCCATAATTTCATTCCTATGCAGGATAACGTGACGGCCAGATCTCTTCTGGTTTCAATCCAATAAAATCACCAATAATTTTTTCGCCTTTTGGATACTTTCTTTCTAAAGCGTTTCCCAATGTGCGCGGGTGTAATCCAGCCTCCACCGATAGCTGCGCGAGGGTTTTACCCCGTTTTCTAATCGCGGCAATAATGTCAGCCCTATGCATATCATGTTTATTCTTTTTCATAATGTGTTATCCTTACTCGGTCGGTTAATTTTTAAGTGTTACTCTTTGGAAACTTTTAGAAACTATACACTTAAATTTTTAGAAACTCAAGAGTTTCTGAAAAGATTTCTTCTAATTTTTGAGTACCCTTTAAATATCAATAACTTAACGTGTATTTCTTTTTAGAATTTTGAGTTTCTAAAAATAGATTTTATGAGAAACAAAAAAGAATGGTTTTCTGCGAATGAATTGGCTGGAGTCACAGGATTACCCTCAAGCCCACAAGGTGTAAACAAGCGAGCCAGAACGCAGGATTGGAAAAAAAGGAACAAAGCTGGGGTTCAGGGTGGAGCTGTTGAATATCACTATTCTAGCCTGCCCGAGGAAACACAAAGAGTTTTGGGATTTTCGCCACATCTCAAAATTGTATCGGACAATACGCCGGCAAATCTAATAAACGCCGGTATTGATGTGAAAACGCTAACAGACTCCATAGAAACGCTTGAAGAAGCCTTAAAAATTACGAATAGAACAATGCTGCCCCGTAAGAAAGCTGAATTAATTATCGCTATTTATGATTTATTAATCGCGAAAAAACAGGGCAAGGAAGTCGTTTTAAATCTTATTAAATCCATAGCTTGA